TCGTGGAACTGTTGATGCCGAAGGTGCTAGTGTCGCCCGTCACCGTCAGCGTCCCGCCCACCGTGGCGTTGCCGCCAAACGTCGGGCTGAAGGCAGACAGCTTCCGCGTGCCGTTCGTCGTCCCGTCTGCCGCAAAGAAGTCGTCAGAAGCCGTGCTGGACGCCGTCGTCGTAAGGTCCTTGATGCGAATGTCGGGCATTTTAAGTAAGGGCTATGAAGGGATTGGCCGCGCTGTCCACCAGCCGATCGCCGGCTGACGTAATGAGCGTAAACTGCACATCCGGCACATTGATGTACGGCTGCCCAATGATCAGTTCAGACCAGAAAGCCTTGTCCGCCACAATGGGGGTAATGCCCCGATAGCGGCTATCGGACTTAGCCAGCAAACTGGTCTCAAAGACGGTCACAGGTAGTTCAGCTCCTGAATCTCAGCCACCACGTCCGTACCCGCCGCACGGATCGCCTTGGCCGCAATGGCCGTCTGCCGGGGCCAATAGGCCGTCGCACCATCGTTGTAGAGGAACCCCTTGGTGGTCGTCGGGTTGGTCGTGCCGTCCAACGTCACCCGCGCCGCCGCCCCATTGAACTGCACCAGAACGTGCGTCGTGGAGGCATTGAGGGTGAAGTCAATGACCGCCTCCGCCGTCGAACTAATCGTGTTCTGGGCGTGCGTCGTGCTGTTCTGGGGAATCGCCTGCGAGGGCGTGTTGACGATGCGGGCGTTGGCCATGGCTTAGCGGGTTGAGGAGTGGCGTGATTGCGTGGTCTGGTGAGAACGGATGCGCTTCCCAGCCGTATTGAAGTTACGCTGGTTCATCACGTCCTCCAATTCTAGCACAAGAAGGGACTCGGCATACCCCTCTTCAGCGGCAGCCTTGTCGTTCTGCCCATCATACCGCAGAAAATCGGCAAAAGCGGCGTGGGCGGCGTAATGGAAGAACTCCAGCGGAACGAGGGAGTTGGTGGTGGAGTTGTAGGGCCCCTCCCACCGCTTCTTGTAGTCCACGTACACCGTGTCCAGCCCGTCAGGCGGGGACACGATGTCAGCCCCGTCCGCCGTCACGTTGTACGTCAACTCCGTCACGCTGTACGTGCCATACGGGGCCTCGTCGTAGATGCGGAGGAAGCTGCCAATCGGGTTGAGGGTGGCCTGCGTGAATGGCACCACCCCGCCACTCACCGCCCGGGCCTCTCCCAGCACCAGATAGCGGGGCCAGTAGTTGATCCGCCGGTAGGCATTGTAGATGCGCCGGTTGATGAACTGGTTGACTAGGGAGTTTTCCTCAGTCGTCAGGGCGGTGTTGCCTGACAGGGCCTTCACCAACTCCAGCAGGTTGCTGTAAGTGTCGGTAGTCATTACACCTTATTGGGACAAAGATGGGGGAACTTCTTCTGGTGGTAGCGAATGAACTCCTTGCTGTTCACTTCGTGCCGTCCATACTTGTTCAGCAGGCGGAAGTATTCGTCAGCCGGGTAGAACGCCACGGCCTTACCCAGCCCCGGAATCGTCTTATGGCCCTTCCAGCGCTGCGCTTCGTGGGCGGCAAGGATTTCCTCCTTCTTCTCATTCACCTTGATGAGCTCAAAGCCCGTGCGAATCTCGCGGATCAGGGCGTCCTTCACAGCCCCTTCCCCGGGCAGCTTGGTGATGATGTGCATAAAAAAGGAGGCGCACCCACCTAGGATGCGCCCCCATTCTATCAGCCGAGTGTGGTCTTAGCTGAACTTCGCCAGATCAATGATCCGCAGGCCGATGACGAACTCACCAGCGGTGATCGACGCGATGGCCGAGTCGGTCACCTTCAGGTAAACGTCCACAGCGGAGGCGCCAGCCTTCACGGCCTGCACCAGACCCGTGGTGTTCGTCGCGGTGCCCAGCGTGAACTGGTCGCCCGTGTTGAACGCCGGGGCCGTCATCGCATCCGCATCGAGCGCATTGATGAACTCGTCCGGGTCCGCGAGGGTCGTGCCCACGTCGAACACGAGCGTGGTCGTGCCCGCGACAGCCACCGTCTTGGCGACGCCGCAGAGCTCAACCGCACCGTGCGCCGGGATCGTGGCAATAACCAGCGTGCCACCGTTGCCGATGGCCTTCAGGTCATTGTAGTCCAGACGAACGTAGTCGGTGAAAACGCCACCCTCATTAACAGTAACTTTAGCCATTGTGATGTCTCCTTGGTTGGGGTTTAGCTGAGGACGGTGATCTTGCCGTGAGCGGCAGGATGCGCCACCTTGAGGGTGCCGGTCCAGTCCACATAGCCACGCTCGCCACCACCGAGGTTCGGCAGGCGGGTCGAGCCGAGCGGGATGAGCTCACCCACCGCGTAGAAGTCGGGGTTGATGAGGTAGCCGGTGTCCTTGTTGGTGGTGTCCGGCGCGGTGTCCGGGTTCATGTCCACGATGGTGACGATGCCGTGATCCGACTGGTACTGACCAACCGCCAGCTTGATGAGGCCGGACGAGCTGTTGGCGTTGTACTGACGGAGGGCGCCGGTGGTGGCGTCAGCACGGGCGAAGTCAGTCACCACCCGGCGCAGGGCGGTGTCAGCCAGCAGCGTGAGGCTGTTGGTCGAACCGTTCTGGCGGTAGATGGAGGTGATGAGGTTGTTCAGCACCGTCTCGTTGAACGTGCCCGAGGCGTGGATGGAACCAGCCGGGGTGCGGTAGTCCGAAGGGACATCCGCCGGACCAGCCGAGTCAATCCAGTCACCGAGGCCGCGCATCGTGTAGGCCGTGCCGCCACCGTTCTCAGCCGCACGATCCTGCGTGCCTAGGAGGACGGTTTCAACGTCACGCTTCAGCTCCTTGACGGCCTTCATCTCCGCACGGGCGATGTCCTGCGGGCCAACCGAGGAGACGGCCTGCTGGAGATCGGACACGCGGAAGGACCGGCGCCGCTTGTGGACGTAGTTGCCAAGGCGGGCCACGGACTCAAACTTGTCGTCGAAGTCGGTGACATCAGCGCCTTCGCTCACCGCCGTGGTGACGGGAGCGGACAGCTTGTCCACGCCCCACTCAACGAAGGTGGCGTTGCACTTGAACTTGTCAGCAGAGCTGAGGAACGGCGTTTCGCTGGGAGCCAGCGTGCTAATGGCATCGTGGAGGTCCTCACGGTTGAGGGCCGCGCTGCCGGGCGAGGTGGTATCGTAGGTGTTGGAGAACGACATAACTAATTAGGATTTGCGTTTCGAGAGTTGAGCTGCACGGAGGGCGATGAAGTCGTTGGCGCTTCCTGTTTGTCTGTATCGGCTTTCAATGTCCTTGAGCTGCCGGTCGAAGCGGTTTTCAGGACGCTCCGGGGCAGCCGCCGTGGAGGCGGGGGACGAGGGGGGGTTGAGGGCAACTGCCTTTGACTTGTTGTCGATTGGCAGCTCGCGGCGTCCGTAGATGGAGTTGGCAGCGTGGGCTACCAGATACTCAATCTGCGGGGCAATCTCAGGCACAAGACGCTTGGCCTGCTGTAGGCGGGGGTCATTGACCATCGCCTCATACCGCTTCCTCACGTCGTTGTCTTCGCCATCCAGCCAAGACAGCTCGGTTTTGGCCAAGGTCTTGAACTGCTGTTCCATTCCCTGACGCTGCGCTCGGAGCTGGAGCTCCTTGAACTGCGCCGGGATGTACTTGGTCTGGCGACGACGGGCGTTTCGGAGCATCTCGCGCACCTGCACCTTGGTCCACTCCTTGCCATCTTCCGCTGTGTAAACAACGTCGTTGGGCCCAAAGTCCTCCGCCTTGAAGAGGATGTCCTCCGCCGACTCGACGAAGCTATCCACCTCTTCCTTCTGTTTCTGAAGGTCTTCGATGGTAGCAATCGACTCGTAGGGGTTATCCTCAACCTTGGCGTCAGGGAGCTGCTGCCGGGCCTGCACAATGGCAGACTCCAGCGCGGCTGCCTTCTCCTCGGCTAGCTTGCGCTTGGCCGTGAGCTCAGCAATCCGCTTGAGCAACCCGCTCTTGCCCTTCTGGGCAAGCTCGGCGATCTCCTCATCCGTGAGGTCCTCAATTTCCTTTGAAAGAACTTCCTTCTGGGGAGCGGCCTCGGCCTTGGGTTCGCCCTCCTGTGAGGGGGTCTCCTTGGCTTCGGGCTCCTTCGGAGGAACCGATTCAGGCTCTTGGGCGGCAGCAGGGGGCTGCTTGCCCGTAAGCTTGGCAATGCGGGAGGACAGGAAGTCCTTATCCGTCATTGGCTTGTTGGTTTCCACGGCAGGTTTAGCGTCCCCCGCGTCGGACGTTACGACTTCTGACATATTTCATCCGCCATCTTTGCGCCTTGGCGACTGCGATGGGGCGGATGCTAGCATAGCTTTTCCGTGCTTGACATAATTGGTCATCCTCCGCCATTTTGCGCCTGCCTCGTAGGAGGCGCCCAATGGTGCAAGGCATAGCATTTCGCCTGCTAGGACGCTAGCGGCCTACCGGATTTCCGGCTCCAACAGCCGGAGAATGGCCAATCGGGGGTGTGGCGAAGATGCGGGTTGGAGCCCCGCTTGGGCATACCTTTATGAGCCCTAAGTCCCTAGAAATCCTTCAGAACAACGAGCACTTCCTTGAGTTTTTGGACTCCCTGCACGCCGCCCGCGAGCATTGGATCGCCAACCTTGAAGACCGGCCCACGGAAATGCTCCAGCAGATCGCTGGGCGCATCTGCACCCTGAACGACATACTGGAGCGGTCCAACTACAAGGTCGCTAAGGAACGCTGGGAAGCGCTCAGGCGCTAAGGCCCTGCGTGCTCACCTCGCCCATCTGGGCGGGAGCCGTACCAATCCGCCCAATCTGGGCGTTCTGCATCTGCTGCATCTGGAATTGGTACTGCTGCATGTACTTGTTGAGCCGGTCTTGGAACGGCTTGTCCTGCTGGAAGCGTTGACCAACGTCCGGCTGCTGCAAATACTGCTGGATGGTTTGCATCGCCACCTGAGCGCCATTCGGACGGGCCCCCACCTCGATGCCAGCGTAAATCTTAGACAGGTCGTCAGTCACTTGCTTGACGATCTGCTGCTGGGCCTCCTCGGCAGGCTGGAGAACGGCATCGGCCAGCACCGGATTGACGGCTGAGGCCATCACTTCCAGCATCCGGTCCATATTGATGCGGCCATTCCGGTCAAATTGGACCAAGCTCACAAACTGATTGAGCTGGGTTTCGAGGTTTTCGGGGTCGGCAGCCAGCACATCGTAGTTGACCACGATGTCGAAGTTCTCATTCGGGTCGCCACGGCTGAAGCGCTGGGGATCGGACACGCCCGTGACGCGGAAGAACACCTGCTCGGGGCCAAAACGCTGGTAGCACTTGAAGGCCAGCCGGATGACATCCCGAACGTGGTGCAAAAACTTGTCCACGAAGTGCTGCTGACGGATGCGGGACATCGGATTCTCGTGATCCAAGCCCATCATCGTGTTCGCCTGCTGGAGCATCGTCTGTTCCAGCTCCACGCTGCCCGGGTTGTACGGGGGCGTAGGCCCAAACTGAATCTCACCCATCCTCCGGTAGGGGATGCGGGCCGCCGGGCCGTAGTCCGTGGGCGGCTGACCCGTCACGGGGTAGAGCAGGGGCGGGATGGTCGCCATACTGTTGCGGTCGGAACGGCTGTCCCGCTCGCCCTTGATGGCCCATTGCAGGCCACGCAGCATCTCTGGCACCGTCGCCAGCTCGTACAGGCGCTTGTTGTCCTCAAACAGCTTGGTGACGACGAAGGGGTAGTCGTCGTAGCCGTTCAGGAGCTCAAACTTGGCATACTTGGGCTCGCCATCCCGGCCCGTCCACTTCTGGTTGAACACCGTGCAGTAGATGCCCTGCGAGCCATCCTCCCGCTTCACCATCCGCTGATAGGCGTAGATGACCTCGTACAGCTCGTTGGTCATCTGCTGGGCCGAGCGATTGGTCTCCGTGTTGGTACGGGGGTCGGTGAGGTCGATGGAGACGGGCTGCTGGGCCAGCACGTTGTCCACCCAGTCGGAGTCCCAGCCCTCCGTCGCCACCTTGTTCTCAAGCTGCTGGGCCGACATCAGGACGCGCAGGAAGCAATACGGCGCCTTCTGGTAGTCGGTGGTGTAGGCCGGGAAGAACACGTCCCCGTCAGGGGCTAGGGCCGTCACCAAGGGGCCATTCACCGACTGGCGCACCACGGACAGTTCCGTCGTGCCCGTCTTCCGCAGCTCCTTCACCGCCACCTTGGCCTGCTTCTCCGTCACGCCCTTGAACTGCTGGGTGAGCAGGATGGCAATCTGGTCGTCGGCCTTGCCATCAATGATGAGGCTGGCCAAGTCGGGGCTGGCCTGAGCAATCTGCGCCAGCTCCACCCGCTGACGGAACGTGCGGTCCTCCTTCTGCCACCCCACGTAGCTCACCATAATGCCACGTTCAAAGAGGTAGTTGGCACCCAGCTCCATCTGACGCTTAAAGTCAGGGATGTACGCCGCCACCATCCACTTCAGGAAGGCCGAGGTGACACGGGCCCGCTGGAGGTCGCCCAACTCTACCGGGTAGGCTCGGATGTTTGCCCGCGACAGCGCCGACATACACAGCGCAACGTAAGTGTTGATAAACTGGTCAATGAGCGGCACCTCCGTGTCCGAGGCTCCTTCAAATGGGAAGGCGTCCGGGCCCCACTTCCGCAGGTCTTTTGCCTTGTTCGGCCAGATGTTGCGTCGGTAGTCATAGCTGTCGCGGGTGGACGACAGATACCACGCCAAATCGTTCACCGTGCGGTCGTAGGCATTCTTGAGCGCAAGCACGTCGGGCTTGGCGCTTACATACGTCAAGGCCTCTTGAGTGTCATTTTCCATAGGAATACCTGCGCTTAATGTCTACGATGATGCGATTTGAGAAACCCTTGCCCACCCCAAGCTTGTCGCCCAGCCGCTCAGGAGAGACGGGCTGGTAGCAGGCTGACAACGCTCGCGTCAGGATTTCAAAGCCGAGCAGGCGATCCACCTGCTCAGCCTGCCACTCAGGGCAAAGTGACAGGTCACTTTCCTCCGAGGGCTTCGTGCCGGTAGGTTTTGCCGCCATTGGCGTCTTCGATGACATCTACGTTGATTAGCTTGCCCACCAGCCTATCACACCAGCTCGGTTTGACGGCCACCAACACCTTGTCGCCCAAGCCCTTCTCAGGGATGCAATACAGCCAATGCGGGTTGGGGGCAGCCTTCAGGGCCCGCATCACCACGCGCTTGGGCACAGCCAAGGGCACGGCCACGGCAAGGCGCACCTTGTCGGCACCCTCCTCCGTGAAGTATTGCCGCCCACCAACCAGCTTCCAATCGTTCTCGGACAGCTTCTCGTCCCTGATCTTCGCTAGCTGAAAGCGGGTAATGCCCAGCTCGTCGGCCAAGCTGGCGAATGGAATGTCAGTAGTAGGCATTTTTAGGTCTGGTAGTGGTCATCTGACCGGGGGCTATGTAACGAATGTCGGCCACGGCGGCGTAGCGGAGAACGTCAATCGGGTCCTTCCACGCCTCATCCAACCCGCCTTCCGCCGTGTACTCCTGAAAGGCTTGGATGATGTTCTCGCAGCGGTCTGAGATGTACAGATGCGGGCGGTTGAGGGCGTCCATCGGGGCCTTCCGGTTGTAGGCCAGCTTGGTCTGGATGGCCTGCAACCCCTCCTCAATGTCCAGCCCCGGGGCAGGCATAAACACCAGCCCAGCATCCTCAAGGTCCGCCATAACGGACGATACGCCGGTTTGCGTCTGATATCTGGCTGCACCAAGGCGAGGGTCAATCAGCCGCTCAAAGATGACATCCCCCGTCTCGGCCTCCATCCCGGTGATGAGGTCAACGTAGTCACGTATCCCGTAACCAAGGCCCTTCGACCCTTCGCCGCCTACCCACTTACCTCCCTGCCACTTGGCCCAGTCGCCCACATTGATGTCGGGCCACTCCCTGTACACCCACCACGTATCCGACTCATCCACCGCCACCCACGCCATAAACCAGTTCTTCCGGCCAGCAGGGTCTAGGATGAGATACTTGGTCGTACCCTTCAGGTTGATCGACTTGTGCTCCACCACGTTCACTTCCCGGCTAAAGTTGGGAAAGCGGGTGGACAGCGACTTCGTAGCTATGCCGTAGGCGCGGGTGAGGATTTCCGCTTCCGGCCTGTTCGCAAGGTCCTTGGCGATACGGTCGTAACCACCAAAGGGGTTGTCCCTACTGTGGAAGTAGATGATGCCAGCATCCCGGTTCCTTGAGCGCTGTAGGTATGGGACGCTCCGCCCACCGAGAAGCTCGGCTGGCTTAGTCTGGAACGTCTCCGCCCCTTGCACATAGTCTCGGACGACCTCTGTGTATCCGTCGATAGGTGTGAAAGTAACGACCAGCTTGCTGTTGCGAGTAGCGAGGCGAAAACGAAGAGTGCCAAGGAGCTCCGGCCCGACGAGATATTCGTCACACCAAGCCCCAATGTTAAGCCAGCTAGGACTCCGGCTACCAAGCTCAGCACCCTCAAGGATTGTGTCGTTGTTAAGGAATTGGGCATAGGTTTTGAAGATGATCGAGCTCTTGCTACCGGGCAGGATGAGGCTGCTCTTGGAGAACCCGTTCTTACGGGTGTAGGACACGTTCTCCTCCGTGCCCAAGACCTTAGTCTTAAACTCCTCGGGCAGGGCGTCATACACCGCACTCTGCTGCTGCCGGATGGACACATCCGCATTCTGGGCAAAGCACATTATGACCGACCCCGGGTTCTCCACCGCCGCCTTCACCACGGCGTGCGCCGCCCAGCTCGTCTTCCCGCTCCGATTGCCCCCACTCACCAGCAGCTCGGAATGCACCGTCAACAACTCCTCCGCATCCTTCCAATGAGGCAGCTTCCAGCCATACCTGTACGGGTCCCGCTTGCTGTTTGCAATGGCCGAATGGTAGACCTCGTGCAGCTTGAGGACATCCTCCGGTTTCATTGCCGCCAACTCCTCGTTGGAGGGCGGCTTCAGCACTTCGTGCGGTTCCCAGACTAGGGCCATTGTTAAAGGAAAGCTTGGTTTTCTTTAATTCCGGAAAATGGAATTAAAGGAAAGCCTACTTTGCTTGGCGTATCTCCAGCTTCCACCGCCAGAAGCCTAGGGTAAAGGACCAGTAGCCGCCCTCAGTAAAGGAATACTGGCCGTAATGGCGCTTGCCCGTAGACACATCCGTCCAAGACGACGTAACTATCGCCTTGGTCAGCCACATACCAAAGCTGGGCCTGTTGCTGGGAAGCCAAGACACCCTCATACGCCCTCCGCCGGTTTCGTCACCACCTCAATGCTGCTCTCCTTCAGCTTGGCCTTCGCCTCCTCAATCGCCTTCATCGCATCCTCCAAGCTAGGGGCACTACTCTTGTGCTCCACCGTCACCCTGTTCCCCTCCGTCGCCATAAAGAACTTGTCCGCATAGATGCCATAGCTCATCGCCAAATCACGTAAGTTGGTGCGGGCCAACATACTATCGTCCTCTGCCAGCATCCTCATCTTCTCCTGCTGAAGCAACCTAGCCCCCTCAATCAGCTCCATCGCATCCTGTGCCACAATCTCCTTCCGCTTATCCAACAACGACTTGTGACGGGCCCTCAGCCCCACCAGCGTGTACCAATCACACCCCTCCTCCCGCACAATGCTCTTCCAGCTCCTGCCCTCCGCCATCATCTCCAACAACCTAGCCGCCCGCTCCGGGTCCCTCGCCTCAAGGCTACGCCGATTCTCAGCCGCAGCCACCAACGACCGCGCCAAGTCCTTCTTCACCTTCAAGCCTTCTGTCATACCCCCATCTGGGGACTATTCCCCATACCCTGTCAATCCCAGACAGGCGGGCCCATAATAGAACTTTTTTAAAAAATCTTCTGTTCTGGTGTAACTTTTCACCCTTCTGCCCCGTCCCTGAATACCATTCAGTTACAGGAAGCGTTTGTAAAAAAATTAAAGAGTCGAGTTGACCGGACAATCGGAGCGACCCCGTAGGGGGAGCGACCCCCTCCCCCCCCCTGTGAGTCTGCGAACGGTGTCTATTCCCCCGCAGCGCAGCGAGGAATCTCCGGAGCCTACTGCGACTCTGGGAGCGCTGTTATCCCCCCGAGCGAAGCGAGGGCGAATTTGTAAAACCAGGGGCAAATCGCTACCAGTCCACCACTCCCCTGCCCTGTTGGGTGGTCGTGGGTGTCGATTTTCGACCCGAAAGCGGCCCCGAAGGGGCCGCAAGGCGATATTTTGGGCGGTCTTTGCCGGGGTCGGGGGCGTGCGTGGGCGAAATCGAGGGGTCAACCGGTCCACGGCGGGGTTGGGATGACTCCAGGAACGGTGGAGTGGTGCCCTTTGCGGGCCGGTGGCTACTCCCCTGCCCTGTTCTTTGCCGGTGGAGGCACGAAAAGCCCGCCGGGGGTGGTCCCGGCGGGCTCGTTGTGTCGGTGGGGCCCGGTCAGGGTTTGGGCGTCTTGTCGTCCTCGCCCTCTGGCGGCGGGTTGTGCCTGCTGCTCTGGCCGCTGATCGTCAGGATCAACGCATACGCAATCAAGGCCAGTGCCACGGCGGCTCCGATGGCCCAATCAAGGGCGCGGTTCATCGGGCTGCCTCCTTGCTGATGTGGGCGCGTAGGGCCGACATGGAGTCAAGGCGGACGATGTCCGCCCGGAATACCAGCGCTCCGGCCTCGTCGTTTAAGTGGGCGGCTCTGGCGTCACCACAGCCCGTGACGTCGCCGTCACACACCCACAGGCGGGGCTCTGCCTGAGCTGCGAGCCAGCGCAGCGCGGGGCCGTCGACGATATTGCCGCCGCCTACGTCAGCGATGCGGCGTTTGATGGCGGCAGCGCTGGCACACTTTCCGCCCTTGGCGATGACCGATACGGCGCCTCGGTCGGCGGTGCCGCTGTAGATTGCTACGGTGGCGGCCGGGAGGGCTGCGAGGACGGCGTGCACTTGCTCCGGCTCAAGGTGCATGCTGCCTGATGTGTCGATTAGGACTGTGCCTCCCTTGGCTAGGCGCTGCACGTTGCGGCGGTAGCATCGGCCGTCCGTCAGGCTGCGGCGGATCTGGCCTAGGCGCGACCCGGCCGGGACGGCGAGCGTCCGCCGTTGGGCGGCCGTGGCGGCTGCGTGCTCCGTCATCGGGAGCGCGGGCAGCGCTACCAGTTTGCCCCATGTCACGCTCTGGCGGTTGCCTCGGGATCGGCCACAGCCGAACCGGCTGCCCGGGGGTATGTCCTGAGCGTCCGTCAGGCGCTTGCGGAAGTAAGCGGCCGCTGGGCCGACGTTCTTAAATGGCAGGCGGACGCGGCCGGATGGCGGGCGACGCTTGGGCCGCAGCATGGCGGCGGCGTCGGTGGCGATCTCGTGGGCGTGGTTGAGCACGCTGTGCAGGGCGTCAACGTCGGCGTCGGCGTCTCGGCCTGCGGCCTCGGCGGCCGCAATCGTCAAGCGCGTCAGGTGGTGGCGCAGCAGCTTAACCTCGTTGCCACACGGCGTCAGGTCGAGTGATGGCAAGCCAACGGTCGGTACGGCGAGGCTCTGCAATGCGTGCATGGCATACGGGGCCAGCAGCGCGGCCGGGCCGGGGCGCTCCGTCTCCGTGTTGCAAGCCCGTTCGAACCATTGGACCGCGTTGGCCTCGATCTCGGCGGCTGAGTGGCGCGGGATTTGCGCCAACCCTGCGTCGCGCAGCAGGGACAAAACGCGGCAGTCTTCGATAATCTGGACGTCCTGCTCGGTGGCGGGCGCGTTGGCCTTGGCCACTTTGCGCGGGTCGGACGCACGGGGCGTCCATCGGGCGTGGCCGAGTTCGTGTTGGGCGACCCATCGGGCGGCGTGGGCGCTGCGGTGTAGGACGCGCATGCGTCGGCCGTCGAGGTCGGTCGTCCCGTCGATGTGGCCGATAGGGGCGCCTTCGGTGACGACCCAAGGAAGGCCGTCGATGGCTCCAGGAACTGGGCGCGGGTCGGCGGCGCGGGTCTGGGGGGCGTTTGTCGTGGTCATGGCTGGGTCAGGCGTTGGCGATGGTGAGGCTGTCGAGGACGGCGCTGGCGCGGTCGCCAAACACCAGCTCGGCGGCGGTGTCCGTCGTCATCACGGCGCGGAGTTCGGCGAACGCTCGCCACTGGCGCATCGTGATTTTCGGCGAGCCGTTCCACGTGGCGGCGGCCGCCTTGCGCAGGTCCTCGGGCAAGGCCGCGAGCGCGGCCGGGTGCGGCTGGTCGATTTGGACGCGGACGCTGAAGCGGTCGGCGACGCCTTCGCTCTTGAAGGCCTCGTCCGGGTTGGCGTTCGTGGTGGCCACGGCATGAAAGCCGGGCGCGGGCCGGACGGTTTCGCCTGCGGCGGTGATGTAGACGGCGGAGCCGCTCTCGTCCGCGATGGTGTGCAGGGCGCTCTCGGCGTCGCCGTTCGCCTTGTCGGCCTCGTTAATCACTAAGCGGCAACCGGACCTCCAAGCCCGGAGGGCGGGGCCGTCGTTCCACCTAAAGCCTTCCGGCGTGGCTATGTAATAGCCCATGAGGTCGGCGGCGCTGGTGTCGCTCGTCAGCGTCACCGTGATGGGCTCGGGGGCACCGGCCGGGAGGCCGATGCGTTGGGCCGCGTACGTTTTGCCGGTCCCGGCGGGGCCGTGCATGCATGCGGTGCGGCAGGCCTTCAGCAAGGCCTCCGCAAGGGTCCAGCATTTTGGCATCGCGGGGGCGGTCGTGTTGTCGGTCGTCATGTTGTGTGTTCGCTAGTCTCGGACCTGTCGTGGCCCGGGCCTTTCGTGGCCTGCGGCCGGGGCGTGAGGGCCCCGGCGTCGGTGAGTGAGTGCGGCCGGGGCGTGTATGTCAAGCGGGTTTGGCAAACTTTCGGCAGCGGATGACGTACAGGGGCCCGGCCGGGGGCGCGAGGGGAGGGGAGGGGCGGGGCCGGGCGGCGGCTCGGGTGAGGCCGGGGCCGGAGCCGGGGCCCGGGGGCCGGGGCCCGGGGGCGGGTGCGGGAGGGCCCGGGGGCCCGGGCCGGGGGGCCGGGGGGCCCGGGGGCGGGGGCCCGGGCGGGGCCGGGGAGGGGGGCCGGGGGCGGAAGGGGAGGGGAGGGGCCGGGCAGGGGCCCGGCGGGGCCCGGCTTTGCCGGGCGCCTGCCCGGGGCGGGGCACCCTGCCCTACCCCTAGCCGCTTTCTGGCTCACCCCTAGCCACAATCGGGACGGGCCAGCACTTTGCCGGGGGCAAATTATTTTGAATCCTTGCTTGACCTACCCCTAGCTGCTGGTAAGGTGTGTCCTGTCAGTTGTTCTTTGTCGTCATAGTCAGAGCCACCCATGGATATGTCGAATCCATGGGAACCCCATCATCTGCCTAGCGGGTGATGGGGTTTTCCTTTTCTTAGGATAGAGAAGGAATTGGTCTGGCTCCGACCTGTGCAAGGCGGTTCTTGGGCCTACTGGCGGGGAGCCTGACGACTTTACCAACTCCCCTTAATGTTGGCTCCTTCGGGAGTGAACGTGCCGAATAACCACGGGCAATGGCCTACCAGCGTGGCGGCAGCACCCGGCTACCTCGCCTCTCGGCAGACAGCGTGTGTTTCACCCAGCAATGGGTGAACTATGCCCCCGTGTTCCTGCATCAGCACCAGCGTCCTGTAGCGGAGCGAAAGTAGAGCGTAAGTCGGCAAGTGTAAGGGCGAAGCGAAACTCCTAAAGAAAAAACTTGAAGGAGAAACTGAAAAGTGATTTGGTGTTGGCGATGAAGAACAACATCGACAACCAAACGGAGAGCCCTGAGCTCTCCATCAACAACCAAGATGTGATGGCCATTGCGTCACAGTTTTTTGCCGTGGAAATCTTCCTTGAGCGGCTCATGGAAGTGACCCCTGCGCCTGAGTGCAAGGAGCAGGAGGAGGTGATGGAGATGGGCAAGGGTTTGCTTGCCTTCTTCAAGAAGGCCCGTGAGAAAGCGGGCATTGAGATTGAGCACAACATTTTCCCCTCCAAGGGGAATAACTAAACCACAACCAACAACAACCATGCCAATCGTAAAAGGAACCGAAGGAAAAGGAATCGACCCGGTGCCCGCCGGGGTTCATCAGGCGGTGTGCTATGCCGTCATTGATCTGGGGACGCAGGACCCCGGCAACCCGCAATTCCGGCCCAGCCGGAAGGTGATGCTCATGTGGGAGCTGCCGCATGAGACCATCAGCACGCCGGATGGGGTGAAGCCGCGCATCATCTCGTCTGAGTACACGATGTCCATCGGCAAGAAGGCTACGCTGCGAGGCGTGCTGGAGAGCTGGCGGGGGCGTCCGTTCACGGCGGATGAGCTCAATGCGTTCGACCTGAAGAACATCCTTGGGGCGAACTGCCAGCTCAACGTGGTGCATAAGCCGGGGAAGGCTGACCCTAGCCGGGTGTATGCCCGCATTCAGGGGGTGATTCCTCTGGTGAAGGGGATGCAGCCGATCAAGCCGGTGAACGATGTCATCCTGTACGACATCCCGGAGAGTGGCCCGATTACGCTGCCGAAGGGTTTGCCCGAGTGGATTGGGGCGAAGATCACGGCCTCTGACGAGTACAAAGCCCGCACGGGTGCGGGAGTTACGGAAGCCGCCACGGAAAGCGGTGGGAATGGTGTTGACGAAGACGTGCCATTCTGAACCTGTGAGGGGGAGCCGACACTCCCCCTCTTTTTTTCTCCTATGGACACAAAGAACATAAACACACAGAGCATACGCTGGAAGCTGCTGGCCAATCCAATCCACTCGTTGGGTTATTGGACGGCCAAGGCCCTCACCCATCGGACGAACGCGCAATACGCGACGGGGTGGGTGAAGGACGAGGAGCGCAAGTCGATGCGGATGGCGGCGCGGCACGTTGCCCGCTGCATCAAGACGGCCAAGGCGGAGGGGATGCTATGACGCTGCTCCTCTGCATCCTGTGCTTCGCCATTGGCGTGAACATTGGCGTAATCATTCAAAGCAAGAACGGACCTGACTATGACGACCACGAGTGACACACCGAGAACGGACAAGGCACGGCTGGACATCCTGCAAACGGGGCGCCCTGCACGGGTGAAGGCCTCCTTTGCGGAGGAGCTTGAGCGTGAGAACCAGCTTCTCCGTGATGAGCTGGAGCAGCAGGCCATCTGCAATGGGGCAGGGGCCTCGCGGGAGCTGTCCCTGCGTACTACCATTGATGCCCTTCAGAAGGAGCTCTGTGTGCTGCGGGAGCGCATTGTGAGGGAGGGCTACATCGTCACCAACTTTGACGGGACGATTGAGCTGGCCATTGACCCGTGGCACAAGCGGGACAAGGAGGTGAAGCCGTGAGCGACCAAGAACATCACCTACGGACATTGATTGAAAAGCTGGAGCGCCAGAATGCCCTTCAAGGCCTGCATCTCGCTACTATGGCAGACGTAGTGCTGGGTGAGAACGCCGAGGATCGCAGCGACGAGACGCTGGTGCGGGAAGTGTGTCGTATGGCTCGGGAGTACGCAGAGCTGCTGCCCATCGTGGAAGCCGCCAAGGCTTATGTGGACTACGAGATCGAGGGCGAGTCCACCAATTGGCCGGAGGCTCCTCAGAAGTTCGAGAACCTAAAAGCCGCCGTTGAGGCACGAAAGGAGCAGCCGTGAGCGACACACCTAAAACCGACTCGAAAGCACAATTCTTTGGTTTTAATCCAGACGAAGGAGAGGAGTTCGTGCAGGCTGATTTTGCCCGCGAGCTGGAGCGCGAAAACGCCGCGCTGCTTGAGGCGCTGGA